CTTCCATCCACCGCTAGCGTGAGTGTAAGATGCGCCATTAATTCCCATCGCCAGTGATAAGGCTTCGCCAATATCGTTATTTCCATCTGAGCGAGAATCACCAAAAATTAATATGGCGCTTCCTTTGTCAACCTCATACGATGGCCCGAAAGAATCAGTCACTTTCTGATTTGCGCCTATGGCTGTAAAATTTGACCTGTTAAAAGCTATAGGATATTGCGGGTACGTGTATTCAGATGGATAGCCGCCTGCGCTTATGTCAATCGGTTCCCACATTATATTTTTAATCTGCAATTGTTTTCCAGTTGCATTTGAAGTAGGCCCGACGCCTAGCCTATAAATAAGACTGGCTCCTACTGTGTCCATAAACACGCAAGCATAACGCCCAACACCACCTGCAACTATGTCGGCCTCACCAATAATTGAATCGCCTGTGTCTGGTGCCACAGTGAATAAGAATCCTGAATTGCTAGTCGTTAATCCTGAAAAAGAAACAACCTCGAATGACATGCAATACCATTGCCCTGCCGCTAACACTAATGTATTGCTAACACACGATCTACCCGAAGACCCACTAATTAAGTCTATAACGCCGGTTAACCCGCCATTTTCGGTTGTTTGCACATCTGAGCCAGTTCCTGTCTGAAGTGCTGCTGTCGGAAATCTGTGCTGCTCTAATATATTGTTTTTAACTATTCTTGGTTTCATAATACCGCCCCATTAACTGTTATTTTAGACCCAGCCGCATTGCCTGATGCCGCTTTTAATTGAACTGAATACACACCTTTGACATCTAATGTTACCCAATGCAGGCCAACCGCTGCTGTTAAAAAGCTACCGCTCGCGCCCAAAACCGGGGCATTAGGAGTGGTAAAATCCAGCGCTGCGGTTACTCGTTGAATAAAAGTACCGCCTTTGGCGAATTGATATAGAATTTCAAACTGGTCAAGTGCATTTTCTGAAACAGTCATTTCGATACTTAATACTTCTGCGCCATTTGTTAAAAATATCGCAAACGGCTTTAGCGCTTCGTTTACGTCTTCATCGGTTATTGAGACCGTTGACCTTTGCACATAAATTATATGCGCTGCACCGCCTGTGCCAATAATGGGTTCAGGGTTGCCGCTGCTACTCTCATAAAATCCTAAACTGCTGGGGCCTGGTATATTTGGCATAATTTTTAATCCTATAAGTTATAATTAATATTACATAAAACGATGTTTTTTTATTTTATTATTCCAATGTTCTGCAAATCTGCTATAAGCGTTCCGACAACATCGGCCAGTTCAGATATAACAACAGCATCAGCATTAAATGATCTATCGGTTACTACGTTTGTCGGTGTATAAGCTCCTGTCAATGTTGTGCCGGTTTCATAATTCAGCATAACAAGGTTATTTGTACCAGAGTCTTCAATGTCTGCTGTTACGTTGTTTTTAGATGTGTTTCCAATACAAACACTATCATTTGCAAATGTTGCTAAAGCAATACCTTTGTCTTGAGTTGGTACGCCTTGATAATCTGAGCAATCATTCCCTATAGCGATTAGCCCATAAAGATTTGCCGTTCCATTAACATCTATTCCTATATTTTCATTATTTATACAGGTATTACCAATTAGTTTAACGTTATCAGCATCAAACACCTTGATACCACTACCGAATAATGCGCCCACGCCCAATGTTCCGTTCATACATTTGTTGCCTGAGGCTGTAACATTATCGGCATTGATTGAAATACCATTATTGTTGCCATCACAGATGTTACCGACTAGTTCTGAACCCTCAGCATTAATCTCAATGCCGTGACCGCCTGCCGTATCACCTGTATTATTATTTTTACAGGTATTACCTATAATAGTGAAATCAGTTGAGCCAGTACTGCCAGCATAAATGCCATTCTCAATGTTATCGTTAACATCATTTCCGTATATTCTCATTCTTACGCAATTAGATGTGATAGACATACCTCGCCCAGAATCATCAGCTATAGTGCCGTTGTCATCAAACACACCACCCTTAATTAATACATCGTCACTTTCAGCAACATATATTCCGTTTTTCCCTGCTCCCGTAGAGTTTACGCCTTTAATAACAGCCCCATTTGAAGCGGTAATATATATGTTTGCTTCGTAAGGTTTCGTGCCTATACTAGCGCCGGTCGAATTTGTGTAATTGCCATTAATTATTTTTGCGTGAGTCGTATTTGCAATAGCGACATTAATATCGCAGCCATCTATGTCACAGTTTCTAAGATAAACTTTATCGTTTGATGTAAAAAACACGACTCCCTGATTTATAGAATCAACAATATTCAAATCTTGAAGTATAATGTTTGTACAATTCGAGCCTCGAATCCCATCAACTGCTGAAACTTGATTGGCTTTGTTAAAATCAAATTTAATGTTTTTTATAACAATATCTGAAACAGAAGAAAGAACAAGACCGTGAACGTTTGAACTATCTGCAAGCTTTAAGACGCTATCATTTCCGCCGGTTATTGTAGTATTTGAAATTGGGGAAATCGAAGCGTCAAACAAGTAAGTTTTGCTACCTGTGAGACTTAGCTTTCCGCCAACTGCCAGCCATGCAGCTATTGCGCTGGTATCTATTGTCGGGGTGCCTTTAGCCCCAAACCAATCAAGATTGACGCTACCTGAAAAAATCCTTATCCATGCCGTTGATCCATTCCCACCCGTTGGAATAAACAATGTTCCACAAAATGCGCCGCCATCATCCGCATAAGTACCAGGCGCTGCTCCAATGGCCGCTTTAAATGATCCGCCATCAGTGCCTTCAACAACTAATGACTTTCCAGTAACAGGCTGCAATAAAACTGCTGCTGCTTTATCTGCAACAGTATACGCGCCGTCAGAAACAGTTAGACTGCTCTCTGGATCTGCATTTAGATTATCAGCTACTTGTATAGCATTGGTTGTGTCGTTTGCGTCCGCCTCTGCTGCCGTTGGGAATAGCCATCCATCATAATCGCCATTAACAAAAGGATTTAACAGGGCAGAACCAGCCGTTTGAATAAATCCGATAGGAACGGCCCCGCCGGATGAAATCTCAGCTTTAACGATTAATGTGCCACCAGTTGAATCTGTTGCCATACTTAAAGGCGTAGTGGTTCCTTGATCGTAGAACTTTAACCAATAACCGGCATAATCCTCTAAGGGTGTTGATAATAGTTGTATTGGTGCGTATGCCATTACTCTGCTTCCTCGATTTCTTCAACTAATGTCTGGATTGCTATCGCATCGTCCAAATTTGAGTTTTTAGCAATGTTAATCAATGCGGCCACTTGTGATCCTGTCGCTTTCCCAACTGTTTCGCCATTCTTAGCAAGCCACTTAACAAAGCCTTTATTTGTCATTAATCTTGCGCCCATATTATTCATTGTTACGGTTGCAGCAATACTAGATAACAATGGAACACTCGCAACCGCAGCACCGCCAGTAGTTGCCGCGGCAAGTCCAAAATTAGCTATTGATTGCCCGCTGCCGGATGCGTTAGCAGCCGCCCTTGCTGATTCTTTTGAAACTTCCGCAACATTCGCTATTTTATCTAAATCAGACTTAAGTGAATTAAGGCGCTCACTTCCTGAAAATAAAGCTTTTTTTGCTTTTCCCAATTTATTCCAGTCTGTTAAGAATTTGTTTGTTGAAAAAGCATCACCGGATGCGTTTTGTTGACCAGGGCTTGCCCTTCCAAGCCTTCTTACAACATTAGATGCAACAACCTCCCATTCTTCTTGCTTTAACGATCGCTTAAATGAATTTATCAATCTAGTGCCTTCGCCGCCTTTGGTTATAGAGTCAAATATCTTATCAACTTCAACCTTTTTGCTAATTCTTTCAACAAAATCTCCTAATCTTTTATGCCCAGAACTAGTAAACTTATTAGCACGATTAAATGCTGTTGTGGCCTGCTTTCCCTGTAGTCCTGTAATAGCCTTAACGTCTTGCGTTATCGCGCCGTATAACTGTTTTAATTCGGCCCTTGGGATATCACTAACTAATTCATTGTTGCTTATTTTTTGGCCTATTGATGTTCTCAAGTCTCGAAGCACTCTATAACCAACGGTTTCAGCGCCCTCTAAAGCCTCTCTAACACGAACTAATTGCTTGTTGTCTAATATTTTACCAACATCGCCACCCCTAACTAATCTATCAAGAGCTTGTTTAGTATTTGTTATTGATGTCTCAGTAGCATCATCAACAAAACCATCCGATCTATTCCATAAATCAGAAGACTTTGACTTAAATCTATCAACAAACCCGCCTTTTCCCGTGATTCCACGCTTGATAACCACGCCAGCCTCTTCAGCACCGATGGTTGTACTTGTTTTATCGGCTATTTGTTTTACTCTAGCCTGTATATTAGCCGTCAACTGCTCGGCCCTATTTGTTATTCTTCCGCCACCGATTACTTTAGACGCTAAATTTTCAGCGGATTGCAATGATCTACGACCGGTCGCCTGTGCTACGGTCGGCACATCACCAACAGATGAGAAATCCTCTATTGTCTTTCTGATGCCAGGTAAATTTTTATCAGAGCCTCTAAATATTGATTTAATCGCATTCCCTACACTAGATTTTATTACTTGCGGGGCTAACGGAGCCGCCAATGAGCCAATAACTTTACCCGGTGCGCCTCCAACTTCTTCGCCAACTTCGCCACCGGTGCCGCTAAGTAATGACGCTGTAACGTCTGTCGCCGCTGTGCCTGATCCTAGCTGTCTGGTTACGGCCTGTCCTAATGTTTGGGCACCTGCTTGAATGGCAGGTATAGCTTTACCGGCTGCACGTAACGCGCCACCAGCCGCTACACCTGGGGCAACAAGTTCACCGGATGCTCTTAAAATATCACGTGTTAACCCAGGCTCTACAAATTCACCTGTCGTTGCTTGTTGTCCAAATTCAGTACTTGCTAATGTTGGTATTCTTTCTTGTTCTTCAACACCGGCTAATTGCTGTATAGCTCTGGCTGGTTTAGTGGTGAAGAAATCTACCAGATTTACAGCGCCTCTGCCTATTGCAGCTCCAAATTCAGCTAATTCAGAACCGGCTGGCGCATTTAATATAGCCTGCCTAACTTGATCTAAATCACTAACATCTTGTTGTGGTTGTGGTTGTGGTTGAGTATCGGCAAACTCAGCGCGCAACTGTTCAAGCTCTTGCCTTTCGGTTAGCTGTGCTGGTTTTGAAAACTCAGCGCGTAAAGCTGCTAGTTCTTCTCTATCGCCCATTTTGCTGGGCCTTTAATGCTCTTAGTTGTTCAAGTTCTGCTTGATCTTCCGGTGACAGTTGATCAGCTTGCAGCTCTTGCCTTGTTTCTTTTTTAAGCTGGTTCCTAGCTGCAGACGATTCAAATATTCCTCTTACTTTAATAAACTCCTTTCTTGCTAGTTCGTCGCTTATTAATGGGTCAGCCAATACTGTTGCTGATTTCTCAAGTGTTTTAGCTTCGCTATCTGTTATGGTTCCTTGGCCTTTTAACTTTTGTCTTGATTCTAACGAAAGCAGCCCGATAATCTGATCAACTTCAGCCCTAGAATCTATTGCTGATTGCGACCTTAACAACGGAGGTGTTGCCGTAACAACCTTTCCAAAAGCGTCCGCAAACTTATCATCCTTCAATAATCCATTAACCTGATCAACAGCAGCCAAAGCCTCAACTCTTCTGATATTCTTTGAGTCTATTATTTGCTTTCTTTGCTCTGCGTTTTTCGCTTTTGTTTCGTCTAGCCTAATCTTTCCGGCCTCTAATGACTGTCTCGAAGTAGCGGTTTCTGTTTCTATCCTCTGGGCCTTTTCTACTTCTTGTTCTGTTTGTATATCGCCCTTAACTTGCTGCTTCTGTCTTTCTGTGTCTATAAGCGTTTCCTGCTTTTCTACCGCAGTCTGCCCCAATTGTGATACAAGGCTGACTTGTCCAATCGGTTGAGCTGGCCCACCCGCAATGGGTGCCAGAACACTTTGAACTGACCCATCAGTCGGGTTGCGTTTAGTTGTACCGAAGAATAAATTCCCTTTTGTATCTTTAAATGTCTGCTGTCCGCCGAACTGAGTTTTTCCAGATGGTGTTAATTGACTAGCAAGCTGCACGGCCTGTTGTGATCGAGTTAAAAGCTCATCAGGATTTGTTTTTGCAAGCCTTATGGCCTCATCTGTTTCTTCTGTCGTAATATTAGGATTTGTTTTTTGCTGCTCTATTAAATCATTCCTTCTGCTCTCTAAATTAGAAACAACTAAATCTATGTTGCCCCTCTCTAAATCCGGTATTATTTGTTGTGCGCCAACACCTAAAGACTTGATTATCTCGCTTTGTCTCTGGTTTGAGATAGATTGCTCACTAGGTACTCCCGCCTCAGTTGATTGCGCTTGAGCGTCAAGTATACGCGCACGTAAAGGGGCTTCAGTAATGCCCTGTTTGATTCCTTGAATGCGATTAATTCCAAGCAGAGCATTTGAGAAAGACTGGCCTATGTCAGTGATTCTACCTTGAAGCCCGATTTCTGGTCTAACCGCCATAACCGACACCTAGCATTTTGTAGTTAACTTTCATATATTCGCCGTTAGTAATTACTGCACCAGGATTTGTTTTTATAATCTCCTGAGCCAAAACACCAAACGATTTGCCGAACAAGCCCATAGAATTAGCTAATTTATTCCACGTCCAAGAGTAAATATTATGGCCTTTTTCCATACCTATTTTGATTATGTTTTCTTTTAGACTTTCATCAGACAATGCAATAGCAGCACCACCGGCCAACTGTGTCCCTATGTTAAGCAATCCTGCTGCGCCTTGTTGCTTAGCATTAGCCCCGCCAAGTATTCCAGCAGCAGTAGCTGCTGCTGCATCCGTTTCAAGCCCACCCTGAGCCTTAGCCGTGCCTGAACCAATATTCAATAGGTCTGCTATGCTGTTTTTCTGACTTGATATTAATGGACTAGCAGATGTTAAGACATTATTGCTTAGTTGTTGTAATGTATCACCCGCACTTAATCGCCCACTTGCGGCGGCTGATTGTTGGGTTACTGTGTTTGCGTTATCCAATGCGAGTTTAAATAAAGGATTGTTTTGTAGAAAGTCGAATTGTTGATTTGGGTCTGTAAGGAAGCTTGCTTGATCTATCCCGCCAATACCTAATTGCCTGAATGGCTCGAATCTTTCAGCAGCAGCATTAGCGGCGTCGGCTTGCAATTGTCCGCCTTCCTGTGCTGCACTAGCGACGCCTGAACCGGTTAATTTTCTTACAAACCCCATTGATTTAGCCTTAAGATTATTGCATCATATTTCACACCGTCTTTAGTGCAATCGTTTTTGATGCTTTCCCCTGTCTCCTTAAATCCAAAGCTTTTCGCAAACTCTAGTACATTAGGATAACATTCGGGAATTTCGGCATAAATAATGACGTTTTTGGCTTCACCGAATTTCAAAGCCATTCGTCCAAATTCTCGTGCGTATTCTTTACGGTATTCAGGCAATACTTGAATATGTATATTAGTTCTGCCCTCTTCACTATGATAAATCATAATTCCGATAATGTCACTATCTACATAACCCGCTATGTACTGGTATTCTTCAGAAATTGGCGGTTCAAAACTGTCCGGCTCTGGTGAGTTGTCATCGCTTATACACGGGTAAATAGCAGGCGAACATAAAACCGTTTTAATCTCGCCTGTATTAGTAGTTTCTTTAACTATCATTAGTTATCGACCAATATTAAAAACAATCTAGCGTCTGCTTCAGCGTTTGCTGAGTGCGTGGCAACCGTCATCTTGATATCGGTTTTTTCTGGCAATGGGTCTGATATTCGTTGCGGGATAGTGGCATTATTTGTGCCGTCTGTATCAAGGCCAGAGTCAAAAATATCACGCCAGGATTCGTAATTATTATTGGACGACTCATTATATATTCTTATCCATCCTTTGAAATGGCCTACGTGCTGGACAGTCGCGCCGCCTTCCTGATCAATTAGACTTATTCTAGCCTCCTCAATATAGCCCGTTTTCCCTGCTGGTATCGTGTTATACATTTGCTCAGTTTGCCCCTCACCCGCTGGAATTAATGCCTGTGTTGTGCCGCCGGTCACCGCCTCTATCGTAATTCCTGCTGCGTTAACTTCACCACTACCCACTAAAGTCACATAGCATGAATGAACACGTAGATAAGTATTAGTTGTTGCAGTCGAGGCAGATGCCCCTGCTGTGGCAATAACATCTGTAACAGGCAAGTAATTTTCATCAAGACCAGTAACTGTAATTGATTGAGCGCCGGTTCCTGCCGCCGTATCCGCTGCATTACCACCCGCTTTAATTCTAATTGTTGATGCGGTAGTTAAATACGTTAGCACAAACGGGGCTATATCATCTTGTGCGCTGCCACCCGTTGTCGCTGGTATTCTAGCAAACCTGATAAGCGCAGAGTGACCGGCCACATTGCCTTTTGATACTTCAAAAAAGAAATCAAACGTGGTCGTTGAAGCTACAGGAACAGGGTTTAGAGTTGTTACTGGTGATCCGCCGACATTAATATTAGATGTTACCTCGCCATCAACAGTAAGAGATGTCCCGCCATCATCGACAGTTAAAGTTCCGCCGCCATCGTCAACCGTCGAGCTAGTTCCGCTCTTCTGTTCAACCAGCACAGCATCACCGGCCACGTTCTGGGGTAATGGTATATAACTCATGTTGCCACCCACACATTAATGCTAACTGCTGTATATTGTATTGACATCCATTTTGCATTCATAATCACGCTAGTTTCTCCGAATATAGTGGCCAAACCAGACGGTACAACAGTGGGGGTAAATGTTGCATCAATTATAACCACGTCAACACTTTCACCTATCGTGGCGCTTGTTATTGGCGGCAACGTCACTGTAACGTCAGCGGTATCAGCCTCTACAATAATTAATGATCCGTATCCAGCAGAGTCTAAGATTAAATCAGAACCGGCAATAATTACAATCTGCTTACCAGCTACCGCGTCTAAACTGCCACCCGTCCTCTGCCAAAGTTGAAATAATATTGTTCTTTGTTGCTCAAAAAATGACCTTGTAATTGGATCATTAAAAAACTGCTCTGGTATTCTTAATTGTGGTGGTGGGTTTACAGAAACACTCATCGCCCAGCCAGCCTTAAATCAATTGCCGCAGAATATAAGCTAAATGATACAGGGTCCGATGTTGTCAACCTAACCATGACATCATAAAAGCTTTTCATATTAAACCATTCGGCTCTGATATTAGTTTCTCCAAGACGGCCAATTCTTAACCATGTACCAGTTGTCCATGACTTTCCACCATCATATGACGCTTCAAGCATTATTTTCGGGTCACTACCCTGCCCAGTCAATAAACCAACGCCGGATTCTATAATAAATTCCATTCTGCTCATCTCTACCCTGTGGCCTTTCTGTCCTAATGCATCGCCATTAATGGAAGAAATTACACGCCTACGCCTCCAAACTTCCCCTGCTTGATTATAGGTATTAAAATCTAATTTATTTAACTTTCCATTTGATCTGTCGCCTACTAATATTTCCCCATAACATTCAAGCATTGAGCCTGCATTATACCGTCCGTCTGTTATACCCTCTGACAGCTCAAACCAGCCATTTACTCCCAATTCTTCAATGATCGCTAATGTTTTATTAGCTGTCGGAAAAGTTAACACGTAGACTATTTTATTGTCTATTGTTATCACTTCACTAAACGCATCGCCAGAATATGAATAACCTTGTATTTCGCCAGATATTGCAGCCGTGCTTATTATTTGCTCCTGCCCTCCTCTGGCCCTGTAAACATTGCAATCTGAGCCTAACCAGTATATAAAATCCTTAGAATGACTAACAGAGTGCTTAGCCTTTAAACCGACATTAATTATTTGCCCCTCTATCCTTGAAAAAGGCGGAGTGCCAACGCCTGAATTCCACCAGCTAGGGCATGTTCGAGTGCTGAAACGGTATAATGTTTGATCAAAAACATAATCCCTAACTAGATTGTCTGGGTTACTTTCAGCGCCCACGGCGTTAAGGCTAGATGCACTGGAACCATCGCCAACCGTGCTAAAAACAGTTAAAGTCGGGAAAGTGTAAGCGAACTGATTGTTTATAAATGCTACAGATAATGCACCAGCAATACTGGTATCAGTTACACTTTTTACTAAATTTGTTGAGTTACTATATTGATATACAAGGCCATTCGTCACAATATACATGTTTACGCCATCATCAGCAAAAATACACCTATCGAATCCAGCTATAGTGCCCCTGTTTGTATGAGTTCCATCAGATAATACTTCATATAGAGTGGTATCTATAACTCTATATGCAATCTCAACCATCTGGTGCATACCTCTATCCGTGCCTGCCGTGGCAGATCCTATATTATTCTGTCCAGGGAATGACCTAATAACATACTTATCTTTACCTGAATCAACCAGCTCATGATAAAAATTGCGCGTCTCTTGTGACGAAAGAGGGCGCGACCTGTCTTTATAGGATGGGCCGGTTATATTAATCGGTATTGTTTGAAATTGTGATTCGGCCATTATGGTGTTGCGCCTTCAACACGCATTACCGGGGCTGGCCCGTATCGCCCTAATTTGTCTTTGTTGTTTGCGCCACGGATAGCGTTAATGAACATCTGATACCAGCCTGCCGCTGCCTGCGTTTCGTTTGTATATTGCTTCAATGCCCACATAGCACCCGCCCAATAGATAGTTGGATGATTAGTCAATACATCGTTTGTAGTGTTTGAAGCTGATAGAGCGGTAAAGTCTGCATAATATTGTATCTCACCGGCATAGACTTGATCTGACACGCGGTCAAACTCAATTTGATCTGTGACGGTAAAGAATTGAGGCAACCCGACATCACTTAATATATTTAATTGACTGGGTGTTCTGTATCTTAATTCGTAAGATTCCCCGTTGACGATCTGAATGCGTAGCTTACGAGCCGATTGATAGCCCGTAGGCAATGCAGAAAAGCGAGTTGTTATACTGGTAGCGAAGGCCGTTAAAGTCTCAGCAGATCGTAACTGAAGAGGCTCCACAGTATTAGCTAACATTTCAGACTCAGCAAGATCGATAAAAGTATCGATCTTCTGGTCTAAGTCATCACGGTGAGACCAGTCAATAATCTCTGTCTTCAAATTCGCGTAAGTATCAAGAGACACAATCTCACCTCATTAAATTAATCTTCTTGTTCGGCTTCTTTTGCTGCTTTCAATGCTGGTTTAGGGCCGGGCTTTGCTTTCTGCTTTGGCTCTTTCTTTGGTTCCAAGTCTATCATGCACGATTCTGTAAATTGCTCATCAACGCCAATAATACGAAACTCACCTTGATCGTCTTTCTCGACTGAGCAAGTAATTGGCTTCAGCGTGAATACCGTGCCTTCTGTGCGTAGTGAACCACCCGTAAAACAACTCATGCCTTCTTTTACTTGTACTTTCATGCTGTTACTCCGTTAATCCCCTCCCCGATAAAGGGGAAGAGCTATTAACATTATGGGTTAAGAGATAGTGAAACCATCTGCATAATCAACCGTTGCGTCAATCATACTCATAGGAGTCAGATAAGCCGTAACTGTGATTGTGGGGGATGTTCCAGCTAATGTCGCACGAATACCTAAGTATCGAGCGTCATCACCCGCGCCTGTTGGCGGGATAGGGATTGCGAAACGATAACCGGCAACTAATAGGTCAGCGTCTTGAGCGTTAGCTGAAGGCGTTCCAGACTCATACACCCGCTGTCCCATAGTTTTACCATTGGTTTGTGCGGCTACTGCGGCATACTCTACAGTGAAGGTGTAATCTTCATCGCCAGTTGTTTGATCTGCCGCAACATCTACAACAAATAGTACCGCCATCGCCTCACCATTGCCAATTGAGCTGGCAACACCTAAGTCAATCACGTTTGTACCAACAGCTGTAGCCGTTAGCGCTTGCGCATCTGCAAGCAAGGTTTGTGAATCTACGTACATTTTATTCTCCTTAAACCGCTTCGGCTTCTGTTTGGGTTAAAGCGTCCACGATACGAACCGGCACACCCAAGAAAGTTAACTGGTGAATGGTATCACCCCATTGATTGATCGCTGGTTCAATTGTTACAGCGCCCGTACTTCGATCCATCGCGATTAAGCGCAGATGAGAAGCGATAGTTTTATTTACATAAAACGCGAGGTTGGTGCGGCCACCTTTAGGAATACGATCAATAGCGCGAGCCATTAACTTATCAATAGATGTTGCTGCTGTAATAGCCTGGGTACCAGTTTTCGCCAATAAAGCCGTAATATCAATATTAGGAATTCGCACAGCATGACGCCAATCTTTAACAACCAGGCCATTTTTCCATTTCCACTCGTCCATATAAGCGCGGAAGCGATCGTTTGAGCTATCAAACGCATCACCTACGCCTAAATCTTCATGGCTAATACCAGCAGAGGAGCCTTTAGGAAATACACCAAATACTGAACGCTGACCCCAGTTAACTAGCCAGATAGACGAATAAACCGAACCGCCACCCGTGCCACCAGCCACAAGAATGTTTTGTGCATTCGTAGCACCTAGCGTGTTGTATCGAGGGGTAAACCCAACGAATTGCTCAGGATTAGCGGCTGAGCCGTAAAATAAAGTGGTTGCCATTTGTTGAGACATAGCCTCTACAAAAGCGGTCGCCTCATCCATGCGGAACTGATTTGTGTTCCCGTTTAGTTCTGCTTCATCTACGTCAATTTCACTACGGGCCGTTAAAATTGCTGCATTCTCAGTGACTTGGGCCTTTGTTGATTTAGATTTTGGTGTACCTTGATTAATTAAACGGTAATAGACCGTAGGTAGGCCAGTACGAATACTAGTTTGCTCACCTGTGGGTAGATTACCTTCTTTGAATAACATATCAGTTAAAACTTCGTTGTCTTGAGATAGTAATTCAACCGTTGCTGCGACTTTGCCGTCTGGGTCAATACTTTTTGCCCAATCTGCCATAGTCAGCACTGTTGCTGCGATAGTAGCCATGTTTATGCTCCGTTACGTTTCCATTAATTAGCCGGCCTTATCGCCATAAAATACATCAGCGATATTTTTAGACTCGACTGCTTTTACTTTTGCCTTAGGTCGTGTCACAACGGGTACTTTCTCGCGCGTTTTACCTATTTCACGGCCCTTTTCTTCAAGCTCGTCATACTTTGCAGCTTTTAAAATAGTGGTCATGTGGTGCGCTTGAGTTAATTGGCTAAACTCTTCCTGGGTGAATCCTGCTTTTGCCGCATAAGCATTCAAAAGGGTCATATCTTTTTTAAATACTTCGGTTGTTTGATTCTTATCGTCGAGCCACGCTGGATTAGCTTCGTAAAGCTTCTTTTGTTGCTCTTGAATCATCGCTGGGTCATCCGCAGGCGTTTCGCGTTCTGCTTTAACTTTCGCTAATGCGTCTTTGCGTTTATCGCTCTGCTCTTTTAGCCTTATGTACTCGTCTGGATCATCTTCCTTTAGGTCTACCCAATTTATTTCCTCATCTTCTGCAACCAGTACCGTCAATAGGTCTCGCATATCAGAAACTTGAGCTTTAGTTTTGAGTATATTTTCACGTTCAGTTGTCCGCTCAACATCAAAGGTTTTACGCTCATCAGATAATGCGGTCGTCTTCTTCGTGTAGTCGGATTGCATCAAGTGACCATCTTTCCACTTTCTAACGTCGGCTAAATCTACCTCTTCTCCATCTAATTCGATGAATTGAGAATCTTCGCTTTCGTCTTCGCTTTCTGACTCTTTAGGATCGGCTTTAGCTTTCGCCTCTACATCACCTAGTTTTTCAAGCTCTTCAACTTCCTGTTCAGGCGCTTGCTCCTGTGGTGTAACAGATTCATCGGTTGGCCTTATAGGCTCCGCTGCTTCTGATTTGTAAAACGTATCGGCTGGTTCCACTAATGGAGTATCAGACATATGTCTTATTCCTAATTGTTAAGTTATATTTATATAATAGCTTAATTGTTATTAAATGCCAAATTTTTGACCAGTCGAATTATTGACGTGACAATTTACTGGCTATCTTCTGGGTTTGCATCAAGTGTTACCTGCGCCATCTTTCCAGTTTCTGCTATTTCTTGAAAGTAATTCTCTAGCGCGTTCATGTTCTTCATGGTGCGCCAAGCTTCTTCCCTAATGTCGCCCTGATCCTTTCCGGTATTACAGAATAACTCGAATATCTGAGCTTTCCGCAGTGTTATGGCATTATTAAACGCCCGACTACCTGTCACAACTTGCATTTCTGCGGCTAATGCTGCCTCTTGTTTTTCTTGCTCGAATTGTTCTGACATTATTGGACCTCTGGTGTGGCGGTAGTATTGAACTTCTCTTGCAACTCAGTAATTTGAAATGCCAAGTCTTTCATAAACTGGTCTTGCTTCTGCTGAATAGTGACGTTAAATTGACGCTGGTCTTCTTGAAGCTTGGCAGACTGTATGCTGGCGTCTGATTGAGCTTTAAGTAAGAACGCTTCCTGTTTAATGGTTTCAGCCTCGGCCAGTGGGTTTTGCAGCGCCTCTAATTGCTGTTGAAGCTGTTGAACCATCTGTGTAAGTATCTCATTCTGAGCGGTGACTAATTCTTCAGGCCTATTCGGATCATTGAAATACTCGTCAACCTCTGGCAATCCCGCAGCGGTGGTCATAGTCTTAAGTATATTAAATCGCTTAACCTCATCAGTCATCGGGGAATTTGAGGCTTGAAGCTGTTGATGCAATACCCACATGGATGACATAGTTTGCAATATCTGCTCATCATCTCCGGCACCTAGCCCAACTTTGCTAACCACACTATGCTTAAACTTCCAGTTAGACGGATCAACCTTTAGCTCTTCACCTAGAATCTCCACCTCTACCTCAGTGTTCTGAAAATTCTCATCCAACCATGCAACGCCCTCATACAATTGACGAAAGCCTGTTTCAGCCATTACCCGTGCAACTAGTTCAACCTTTGCGCCTGATGCGTCCTGAACACCATTGAACCGCGTTGCTGTCTCTTTTCCTAGATCATCAGCGTTAAGACCCTGCGAGGCCATTAACGAGCCGGTTGTTTGTGCCCTTGATTGATCCAAGTATTGAATTATTTGGAGGGATTTATCACCTACATATGGAGTTATGATAGGTAAAAAGTCATTACCTACTGGCCCGTCCCCTTTAGACCTGACAACCCTATTAGGGCGTATGACCAGTAAATCATCCATGTTCACATTTTTATTTATATAAGTACCAGGATGATTTACCGCATAAATGTTATCCATTGTGCCACGTAAGACGGCTGTTTTAATGCGTGCTGTAGGGGCCGTTATTTCTGCGCGGCTCTTGCCAATTGCTTTATGCGGCATGAGAATTGACGACATAATTGCATAGGGTACATGATTAAACACTTCGTTAACCAGAATCGTATCACCAGAGCGCATAATATGACGCCTTTCTGGTATGCCATCGCTATCAAAATCTATTTCAGGATACAGGTCTTCAACTAAAACCTCTTCACTTGCCCATGAATCTATTTTATTTTCATCTTCTTTCCCGCCTTCAGCTCTATCTCTAATATCCTTTAACCGTGAATTCTCTTGAGGATCACCGGCGAGCGTCAAACTTTTGACTATCTCTTCTTTAAATCCTAATGCTATTAACTCTCCCCGCTTCATTAACGAGACATCACCGACTACATCGGCATCTTCTTTGCTTGATGCGTTCTTAGTCATACGGAAGTTTTCAAGCTCTACGCCGATCAATCTAACGTATTTGGTGGTTCGCTCAACCTTTACAACAACGCTGTTTTCTTCTGTCTCGTCGTCGCTTTCTTCTTCCCTGACAACCTCAATGCTTTTTACATCTTTACCTTTTAGGGTTTTTTCAAACGATGCTATTTCTTTGTTGCTTAACCCGGTCTTCTTATGCTCTTCGACCTCTGTCTTTTCTTCGATAAAGTATTTGATTACTGATGTTTTCTGAATACATGCATTTTTAAGGAAGCCATGCAATATAGGAAATGACCAGTCTTGCTCTCTAATCTGCCAGTTAACATACTTAGTCTTACTTTCTGCTTCTGATACGTCTCCTTTATCTGATGATTTATTCGGCTTAAACTTTAATATCTCACCTGGGCCTAAGAAGATCCTAGCAAGCGAAGGCATATCGGCCTCGACTACATCCATTACATCATTAGATATAACCTTTGATCGTTCTGGTAGCTCGTCGCCATATGGATTCCCCTCATACCGATCTAATAAATCTTCATTTTCTCTAATGAACGTCGAATTATTCCCCGTTGCGTCCGAGGTCATTTTGTCGAGTTCACTGTTCAGTGTCGCTTCGTTCATGTCTGCCATTATACGATTCTCATATCTGGATAGTTTAGAGGCTCCATGACAGCCTCAATAACGGGTTTGAATAGGCACATCATAACGCTGTCGGCGTCATTTGGCGAATCTATGCCAAGCAATTTCATTTCTTTTTTATTCATTATTTGTATTAATCCGTTCGGATTATCTTTTTTAGGTATGTGACAAATCTCAGACCGTAGCCTTGTAATATTTTCTATTCCATCAGAATCAAAGCTTATCATATCATCTGGATCAACGTATTCACCCTTGACCACGCACCTGTATGTGTTATAACAGCGTGTCGCTAGATCAGTATAAAACTGTGCCCGATTGTTTTTAAATGTTTCTGCGTATGTTTTCTTTGCGCTTTCATCGCCGTACTGGGGTTGGTAGATCTTCTTTGCATTGTCCTGTCCTATTCCAGACAGTGAGCCTCGGAACATGTGGTATTTAATTGGCGTTCCAGCAAAGGCGGTTGATACCTGTCTCTTAAGCCCCGCGCCCATCCCGTCACCATCCCACACAAACCAGCTTGCACCGGCTTGAATGGCTTCACCTGTCGCCCAGTCGCAACCCTCATCTATCTCTCCGGTATCCTTGGATGCTACCTTTGTGATTATTGAACCATGTCGTATAGCCAGCCCTTTTGCGTCGTTACCTGTATCTGATGGATCATGCGCCGCGACTATCGCACCGTGAGGTGTAAACACTTTCTTAAGTCTATCTATCTTATGGGCATCAATGCACGCATCAAGCCATTCAGACTTAATGATGGCGTCTTCTATCTCGTCGTTATAATCACCTAGCCATTTGTGATTGTAATAAGCCCGTGACATATTTTCATAATCCCATTCCCTTTCACTTTCTAGTCCTGAGTCCTCAAACCACGGGTTATCGCAATAGTTAATCTTAACGATTAAATGCAGATCATCTTCATAAAAGCCGCACTTATCTATGTCGTCTTTATATGGCTCGATGAATCTCTGACTAAATGGGTCTGCGCTGCTGCCAGGGTTGGCTATGAATATCATTGATACAGAGTCTAAATCAGGGTGAGTTTCTATGTCTTGCAATACCGACTCATCTTTAAATCGTTTAGGCAGGCCATTGACTGGTGCTTTTCTTAGTGATGGGGTTAATACATTAAGTGATTCCTGCGATATGAACTGAGCCTCTTCAATCTCAAACCGGTTAAACCCATGGGTAGATTTAACCGAATCAATGTTTCTGGCTATACCGGCAAACTCAAATACAGATTGTTCCTGGTAGTTAATTGATTGCTTTTGTACCTCGAACCCTTCAAAGCCAAATCTATTAACCTCACTCTTAACCAGTGAGTGGACAGAGTTCTTTATACTAGATTGAAATTCTCGGAGGAAATACGTTCTGTTTTTGTAGTCTTTACCGTCTGCGATAGCTATGTCAACGCCTGCAACTGACTTTGTGCTACCTCGTCCACCTATCAGCACTATAAACCGCTTTGTTGACTTAATAACTCGCTCTATCTTTTCAGCAACGTATATATCTGGCTCTAAATCAACCTCTATCCATTCGTGTTTAATCTTCTGTATAGCGCGTAAGAATCCTTTGTCTGGGCAGACAATACCAAATACTGTTTTCCTGTGTGACTTTCTGCGATTAAGTTCTATTCTCGCAGACGCCCTTAGTTCAAGTTCCGCTCGATCCATTTATTATCGCTTTTAGTTCTTCTTCTGATTTTTCAGTTAGGTCAACTACCCCCAATGCACCGGACAGCGCTTGCTCTGTTTTATCCTTCCAACCAAAGTTATTCTTCAGGTTAAATATTGACCCTGTAACATTGTTACCCGCTAGTCTTTGCTCTAATGAAATCTCTATTCTAAGCTTTGCTCTTTTTATAGTGTCAAGAAATTCGTCCTTTTTCTCGTAATCACATAATGCTTGTCTTGACATATTAAGAGTATAAGCAAGTCCTGATACAGTAGGTACAACGCACTCCATACCTTTAATTATTAGCAATTGATCTTCTGTTAGTTCTTTTAGAATTTCTTCGTCGTCTGATTGATGCGCTTTACATGCTAAAAAATACAGGTCTATTAGTTCCTGCATTTCAGCTGCTGTATTATATTTTGGTGGTCTTCCGGCTGGCATGTCTATCCCCCTGTCCTAACAATGGCTATCTTTGCGCCTAGACGATGAGTAATATTAATAACGTCCTGGATCACAGTATTAGCTGGGTCGCACATAAATACATAGCTTTTTTCTGGGTCTATTTCGATTATATTAGAGTTTTCTTCACCTATGCTTAAAACTTCAAAGTCAGATGATTGATACACGTCCATTTCTTCTGATGTTAGCGGAATTATTGCGCCAGGCTTTGATTGCTCAGATAGCTTCTGTATAAGTGATTGAGCTGCGGCTGTTGTTTCATCTACTAAGAACATAAACATATTGCGATTCCTTAAGGTTGTTCGCTCATTAAATAATTTGGCCTTTTACCTTTGGTAGCCTAACCAGCGGGAATCACGATAGTGATAACTTATTATAGCACGATATTATGTCATTGCTATAACGATTAGGGCGATTATCATAACCCCGGCCACCATAAACAATAAAATTCCGGTCTGTCTTTGCTTCATTTCTTCCCCTCAAAATATGGTTGCAGCTTAATTAACATTATAGCCTCGCTATATTTGCAAATTTCAGCATAGTACATCGGCGCATCGCAATCGGTTTGGCCGCAATTCCAATAACAATCATGATAACTCACTTCAAAGCCTCGTCTATCTCGTGCTGTATATGAGGGCTGAGCGCAAATCGACTTTTAAGCTCTTTCAGCGCATTTTCCATTTTTTTGTACTTCGCAGCCAATACTCTGGTCGAATAAACCTCACCTTCTGCATACACTTCCGGTGGCATTGAATCCCAGCTAGTTACTATTATAGGCTCTGTTTTCATTTCTTCACCTTTCTGCACTTGCACGGGTCTTTGTAGTAAATACCACTACAACGCTGATAATTCATAATTCTCATGCCTGTTGGGTAGGTAGGGTCGATCTTAACCGGTAAATCACAGTATGGAATTATTGGCTTAATCTTTATCTCTTCCCCATTAGCGTAGAGCGGTAAACACAATAGAGCCAGACCGATAATTAATGAAGGTAATGCAACGAGTAGATAGCCGGTTTCTTTTTTCATGTCTTTGTTTCCTCGCATATTTTAATTATACTCTTTTTCGCTAACTTCTTTGATTGTGTCATTTATTGTTTTATTTTTTGCATATCGCTCAAAAGATTTTAATTGTAAGGTTAATAATTCGCGTAAGTCTTGAACGTCTTCTGGCGTCAACTTATTAGGAACTTGCAAAATTGCAGGGCCATTAGCTAAGTTTGTCATGGTCTTCATTTATTACTGTTTCCTCGTATATTTTAATTATTAGCAATATATGCCCAACCGCTAGGACTTTCTTTTCTACTTAAAGTCTCTCCGTTTTCCTTTATCCATCGCCAGCCTTTTCTAAACCCTTTAGGGCTCTGTCCTTTTTTTGGCTTTTTGTAATTAACTCTTTTTGCAAACATTGTATATTCACCAAGGTAATCATCGCATTTAATTAGTAAAATAACGTTTTCTGGTGGCTCTCCGGTCTGATATACAATATTTGAGTTAAAGTCTTGTGGGTTCATTTGCTTAGTACCTTTATGAAGTCTTCTTTTGCCGTGTCATAGGCAATTCTCATATCTGATGTAAAAACATAATCATTAATCTCGCCACTTGGAAGGCTTAATTCTCTAACCTTCTCGATAAGCTCAGCCTTTAGGGTGGCTATAGTCTGCTGGTGTTCGGCTTCTGTGTAAGTTTCAGGGCCGCCTCCCTTGCATCGCCTTACAAGACCTTCCCCGCAATCATTCCTATCACAACCGCGCTGCTGATAACATCTGTGACCATAATTAGCTTGTCCGTTACTCATTTCTGTTTCTCCCACTCAATTAAATACGATTCACTTATGTTATTACCTTATATGGTGCGCTTATTAGTTGCCTGGCCTTGTGTTATTTGTTTAAGGCTTTCTTTCCATCGCTTGTCACTCGGTAATATTCATCTGGAACAAATGATTTCTTACCAGCAGATTCCATTAATCCGCCTTCGCACAGTTTGTCCATATCTTTGCTTCCGCCGCAGAATATTCCATTTTTAATGGTGTGCTCAATTATTGCTTTTTGCTCATTATTTAATTCCATCATCTACCCCTTGCCTTTAGTTGTTGCATTCAAGATATTTAGTTTTTAGGCCGCAATCACCAGTATCAAGCCTAATAAATCTGTATATTCTCTTTACAGAATTATCCTTATTAATTAACGTCCAACCGTCTGGCACATTTTCAGTTACCGGTATTTCCTTTCTTTCTGTTTCATAATCTGATTCCCAGCCCATACATTCAGACCCGATGCAATTGTGAGTATAAAGCCCATCAACTTTCACTCTTTGGGCTCCAATAATACAGTGCTTTGTTTTTGCTTCTTCTTCTTTCATTGCTTAACCCGCCTTACTTGTTTGTTACTGTATATTTATTTATTCTTCATAATCACAACCTACAACCATGCAGCGTCCGGTATATAAATGAATTGTTTTTCGGTTACACTGTGGGCAAATCCCCGCATCTTCACCGCCGGCTTGCTGTTCAGGTGTACAGTTTTGTGTTTTTAGTAGCTCACTATATCTTTCTGGGTCACCGCCACTATCACGCCAGCATCTTTCACATGCACTCATCTTATTTCGCCTATTAATGGTTAAACCGTGAAGGCCAAGGGATTGATATTCCAAACTTCTCAGCCGTTAACCTGTTTAAATTCTCATATACGAGACTTATTTCTTTAGTCGATAGCTGGGTAGTGCTTACCACTTCACGGCCTTTCTGGTCCGTCTTGATTTTATTTGGGTACATTGCCCGTACAATAGGCTTTACCATGTATTCCTTGACTGTTTCAGGCGTGAAATCAACCTTTACAGTGATAGTGGTCCCTACATCATATCCGCCGTCATTCAGCGCTGTAGATAGCTCTCCCATATACTGGTGTAAGCATCCGTTCTGTGTATTGGTCCGCTTCTTATCAGCAATGTCAAAGCTGACTACATCACCTTCTTTGCGCCCAGCCGTGTAGTTGAGAGTATCTTGGTCAGCAGGGACCCATTCAAGGCAATCAGATAATTTAAAAGAAAGCTTCACTCTTCCTCCCAGCGATAACTTTCCGCCAAAACTAAATCCAGTAAATCAGAATAATTCAATGGATCGGTTTCTGGGTCAGTTATCCACCACTCATGGTTACGATAAAATATCTCAATATCATCCTGGATGAACGCAAATCCACCCTTTGGATCGTTTACCGGGCTAAATCCATAGCCAACCATTGCGGCACAGTGTTGTATTGATTGGTTAATCACTGGCTATCACTTTGATTCATAAGTTAAACAACTTCTTAATCTTTTCCTTGATTATTCTATGGATTACTTTTGGTGCAAATATTCCACGAACCTCCTTTAATCCTGCTGCGTCTTTCTTTGCTCTGAACTTGATTGATGCTTCTGTGTTTTTATTCATGTTTCTATTATATGCCTTGCGCGCAAGTAATCAAGCTATTTACTGCTTTGCTGACAAACGGTTACTTATAAAACATCGCTATCAATCTATCTAAATAAGCTATAGCCTCGCTTTGCTTCTCGAATGTTATGTTGTTGACCGGCTTTTTATTTACGCCCTGGATTTGCCAGCCTTTAGCTACTTTGGTTATTTCATATTTAGGCTCCATGATTGGCGTGAAATCCATACTCTTGTTCGGCCATTTTTCTGGCAATAACCGCATCATTTTTATTTTTAAATGATCCAATGAACCTGCACTCTCCATTTATGGTTATTTGAGCCTCCCACTTGCTTTTATTTTTTCTAAAGCGTACGCCAGTGAATCCAGATGTGTTTGATTTGTTGATTTTTCTATTTCTCTGGTTCTCAGGCATTGTCACATCACGTAAGTTTTCAAACCTATTGTCATCACGTACATGATTTATGTGGTCAATCTGACCTTTAGGCCATTCACCAGTCATATAAAGCCATGCTAAACGATGAGCCATATATCGACGATGGTCTATTGAGATTCTTTTATATCCATCACTCCCTTTGCACCCACCAATACTAAGTTTTTTTACGCTCTTTAAGCTAATCTTCCATAAAAAAATACCGCTTTCGCTGTTATATTCAATACAGTGTTTTAAGCGTTTTTGAGTCAGATACTTTGTTTTGTATTTATTAATATGAAGAGAGTCGCAAATTCTCCCTGCTTTTATAGTTTCCGCTCTAACAAGATATTCATTTCCTGTTTCTAAAAAGCAAATGAATATTTTTATAGGGGAGATATAGCAAGTAACAACGAAGCAACCGTGATTGTTTGAATTATGAAGTGTGTTTGGTCGTATATCATGTGGTATATTGCGCTTACGCATTAGCTTACCTTTTTAAGTTAATGTTAGGTGAGGGGCGTTCGTAGCGCCCTTATGCCGATTATAACATATCTGGCTCTATTGTGTATACCTACTTGGCTTTTGCTGGTTTCACTCTAAAAGCTCTGGGTTTTCGTAAGTATTCCCAATTATGGTTAACCGCTTTTCAACATCCTTATTGTTTATTCCCCAAAATCCGTCTTTATCGAATAGAGAAAATTTGAATTTATCCACGTCAAACCTAATAACAAAAACACCACTATTTTCATCATCAAATTCATATCTTGCAATATCCTCCTCAAAACCGTCCTTCCCGTTCTTATCCGTTATTCCTGTGAACTGACCTACTGTTTCAGGCCGTACCTTGATAAATTTTTCAGTTGGTGTTGAAATTGCTCCGAACGGCATAATGGTTTTTTCTTTAATCCATGACGAATACTCCCCGTCCACTTTGTTAGGCTTTGATTGGATTAAATCACCATAAACCCACTTGCCATCAAAAGCCCTTCTCGCTCTAAATTTAATATCTTGCATTGTATTACCCTCTGTTAGTTGTTGTTAATCACCGTCTACAGTGTCGTTCTTTTTCATTTCATTAACTAACATTTCAGATACATATTTAGCTAATACATCAGCAGCATCCTCTCTAGTTTTCATTACTATTTTCCCAACTTCTTTGGTCACTCCACCAACCAAAGGCGCGATTGCTGCATAAGTACAAACGTCAATTTTTTCAAACTCTTTACGATATAACTCAGGTATCTCAATGCAAGCTCCAAAACTTTCATATTGACCTCGCAATCTAACTATTAATTCTAATTCCATAATATTCACCTTTAGTTGTTGTTTAACCAGCTAATTTTAAATCCTTTGTACCATGCGTATGTGTAGAAAAAGCAAAGTACAAATATTCCCCACTGTTCAGCCGTATAAGCGCTGTAAAACCAGAATGGCTGTCCAACTAATCCGAATATGCACGCATACCGCCTTAATCTCGAATCTTTATCCTGAGATAGCCATATTGCTATTACTCCGGTTAGTGCAATCATTATCTGTTCCATGCTTGCCCTCTTATTTAATGTGAGTTAAATCTAACTTGGATTGTTTGCATACGATCTATGGTCGTAGTCTTCTATTCGCATAAATTGCTGCAACCAAACAGTGTTTACCTTGCCTATTTGCCCATGCCTGTTTTTGCAGACGTTTATTTCCATCACGCCTTTATCGTTTGTATCATGGTTATAAACCTCATCACGATATAGCGTCATAATCACATCGGCTTCTTTTTCTATTTCTGAGCTGTTCGCCAGATGCCCCATACTGGGCCTTTTATCGCCCAATTTCTCGACATCACGGTTGACCTGCGCCAATGCTATTATTGGTATGTTTAAATCCCTGGCCAGCTCTTTTAAAGCCCCTACAACGTTGCCTACCTGCTCCCATTTAGCGATTCTCTGGTCTGTCCACTTAATACGCTGAATGTAGTCAATATATAACGCCTTAATCCCGTGTTGATGCTTCCACTTTCTGGCCTGCCTGATTAATTCAAGAATATTTATCCCGGATTTATCGTTAATCCAGATATTTCTGTTTGCTAACCGGCCCATTGCGCTAGTTAGTTTTGAATATCCAAAATCATCAATATTGCCGTTTCTCATGTCTTGCGCATTAACCTTGCCGTTTATCGCTATTAATCTAAGTCCGATCTGTACCGCTGGCTGTTCTGTGCTGATTAAACCGCTCGGCTCGTCGTGTGCATCGAGTAGATTTAATAAGAAAGCCGTTTTACCCATTGCCGGTCGCGCACCAACTACATACAAATCAGACTCGTGTAAGCCCCCTAGTATGTCGTCAAGCTGTTTAATGCCCGTTGGTATGCCTGTGATGCCTTCGTGCTCACTAGCGGCTTCTATTGCCGTTACAGCATGGCTTAAAGCCTGCTTTATCGTGTGCTCATACTGAGAACCGGTTTTATTTAGCTCCATTAGCTCTTTAACGGCTAAATCGAGCGATTCTTGGTCAAGATCAATTTTTGCTAATAACTCACTGCATATTGATTTTGCTTTGCGATTCCTGCTGGCTGTCTTTACCTGTTCAGCATGGGCGGCTAAATTATTAACACCCATCGCGTCTGATTGAGCTTGACCGGTGATAGCTACCCACGGATTGCCAGGGTTTGATTTCTCAAGCTCAGTTGATACCGTGAATAAATCAATCACCTTGCTGGCTAAAAACATATCTAGCATGGTTTGATAGATTAATTTCAATGACTCGATTTCAAAATCATCAGCCAGTAAATCAATATTATCTAGCTCAGATGGGTTTTTTAATATCGTGCCAATTACCGTTTGCTCGTAGTTTGCTTTCATCGTGAACCTAACTCCCAGTTTGGTGATGTTGTTTGGTTTGGTTGGGTTTTTGTTTCTCGTGCTTGCCAACTTCTAACCGCTGCTTTCCAGTCTTTCATTTTTGTTTTCCCAACCATCCAGCCGTTTGATACGTAGTAGTTAATAAAAGATTCTGCATTAACAGAATATCCTTTGCTTAAAATATATTCACTCACTTCTGATTTAGAAGGTTTTGCAAAGACGGTCCCTTTCTTTTTATTAACCTTATTATCATTATTAACCTTATTGTTTGTGTTCAGTTGCTGTTCAGTTGCTGTTCGTTTGCTGTTCAGTTGCTGTTCACTATCTTGATGCTTGTCGTAGTTACAGATCGTTATGACGCGGTATTGGCTGTTCGTTTGTTGTTCAATTTGTCCCTCTATTTCAAACAGTTTTAGAAGTCTTTGAATTTTGCTTTCTGAGATATTTGTTGCTTTTGAAAGTGATTTTCTACCAGTTAAAAGGCTGCCCCGTGGTATAATAATTACATTGTTACCACGCATAACCTTGCCTTCTTTATGGTTGGCAGATAGTAGAATATACAGCCACAAGTGAACGGCTTGAGAGTCCTGGAATACAGGGGAATCTATAAATTTTCGATGAAGCTTAACCCAGCCATTATTCGACATCTGGAAGACTCGCGGTGCAGTTTATATAGATAGTTTTTCCGACCGTGAACTGGCCTAAATTGTATTTACAGCGATAGTTTCTTGAATAGTGGGCACAGACTAATGGATCATCTTTATTGCGGCACTCACAGCCTTTGATTGGGCTTACAGTGTCTTTCATGATTAGATAAGATTTAACCAGTAACTGGCCTAATTTTTCTCTGTTCATAATATTTACCTATCGTGCTCTATATACGGGTTATTTAACGGTTTCAGGCCATCCGCTTTGCAATTCATCAGCTGCATTTTCAAAAATAGCCGCTAGTTTCTTTGCGTCAGATTCATTTTGGAGACCGATGTCAATTTTTGTGCCCCAATATTCAACAGACACATCTAGGTATTCTTTGCTAACTTTTCTTATTTTTATTTCCATCTTTATTTCCTCTTGTGGTCTATACGGGGCTAATCTAAAAAACTAGCTATTTCTGCAAATACGCAAATTTGCTTTTTATTAAACATAAGAATATTGTCATTTAATGGGCCGCCTATGCAGTAAATAATATTATAAATACTTCTATGTGAGGCTTTGTAAGACTTGAGAGCTATCTCAGCCTCTTCTATTTTTAATGCTTGCGTGACTATTAACTTGTCTTTGTTATCGGTACACGGCTCCCATGCAGCCTTATATGCATGAAATCTTAAGTCTCTTTCTTCTGCACTAATATCATATAAATTTGAATAAGCTATATAATGCTCGAAATCATCGTTTACTGTATGTTCTTCCATCTTTATTTCCTCTTTGCCTATAAGTGGTTATAGCTCTTCTATTATCTTGCTAATTGCCAATGTTATTTTTGCGCGTGTTTCTGGATTCTGTTTTAGCTCATTAACTCGGCTTTCAAGCTCCCCGCCCATTTTATTTATTAATGTTTTGGCTAATTTCTGGTTTAGAGATTCGCGCAATGATGTCTTGAAGCCTTTCCCGTTCATCAGAATTGAGAACTCGTCATTTATAAGCTTATATAGCTCTACCTCATTATCGCTTATGACTTTTGAGCATAGATTGCTTAATGGCTTATTGTATCCAGTGAGGCTGTCAACGATACTTGCGCCGATTGCTTTGTTAACTTCTTCTAATATTTGTTTTTCCACAGTAATATCTCCAAATTAATTAAAATTAAGGCTTATTGTGCAGAGATTTCGAATAGTGTTATAATTGGGTCTAACGGTTGAGCTGTTGCTCGAAGTGAATACGTTTGTCCCATTGCTTAAAACTATTCGCTTTAGGTCACCACAACCAAAGCCGTTGTTAAATTATAGGCCATATCCATTAACTTGTATATGGCCTTTTTTATGCTAAACTATTATCTCAAATCTGACATACCCCTTTGTCAGTGTGATTAAGCCTCGTTTATCGGGGCTTTTTTGTACGTATAGACACAACATTATCAGCATCAATACATTCATGTTCTTCATGGTCTAAAGCTTCGTATTCACACATACCGAAGTAATCGCCCTTTTTATAGAAATAATTCATACTAGGCCCGATCATTTCGCCAGATATTTCCCAGCCTTTCGATTCTAAATATTCATGCTTTAGCTTTCTCGACATAACTGACATCATTGAGCATTGAAGGTCAATCTCTTCGGCTTCATCTAGTAAATCACTCATTATCTTTCCCCGTTAGACTGTTTCAGCGTTAGCTAAAGTAAATAATTCTTCATATGCGTCAAGTAATGTTGGGTTATTTTGTTTTAACAAAATATATTCTTCACTTTCCGGATCAAAAAAATCAGCATATATCTCAATTGAATCGCATAATTCTTGTGCCATGTCTTTTGTTAAACTCATCTTTATTTCCTCTTGTGGTCTATAAGTGGGTTATTTATAACCATTTAATAATGTATTAATATTATCTTTTAGTTCTTGTTCTTTTAAGCCCTTAATCCTTAAGCTTTCTAAGTTATTACTTTCGATTATTTCTTTTCTGTGTTTTAGGGCTTTCTCAAAGTCATCAACCCATTTGCCTTTATGCTTCCAGCCATAAGATTCAGTCCATCCAAGTTGTCCAGATACGGCTCCATATACCTTTATGGAATCCTTTACTGTCCAAGGCATAACGCCTTTTTCCAATAGTTCATTGGTTGGTAGTATCCAAATATTGAATGTTGGCCCCCTTGCGTGACTGCCTGGAACTAAAAATAGTCTTTCGATTTGTTCTGGTTTATTGAATACTTTACAAAATTCATTTGCGCCATTCATAGCTAAACTCCTAAATTAATTAAAATTCAGGTTACTTGTACGATTAAACAGTGTTTGATAAAATACTTGTATTGGTTGCTCATGGAGCGGTTGAATACGTAAATTAAGCTTACTGTTTAGCCGGGCTGGTAACCTGACCAATATCTAAATTATACGCCCTCTGTGATTATTTGCAAAGGGCGTTTTTATTTGTGCTAAACTAACTTTAATACGCCATTAGCATAACGGTAATGCAGCAAACTCATAATTTGTCTTATTTAGGTTCGATTCCTTTGTGGCGTACCAATTTAATTATCTGTATAAACATTTAATAAAGCCTGCTTGCATTTTTCTAAAAGCCAGAGAACTTCTCCACCGTCTGCATAAGTCGATGCAAAGTACAGCTCGCCATCTTTATCATAGCCAATGAGAACAGCACTATCTAATTTAGATTTTGCAGACTCAATAACTGTATCAACGGGTAAATCGAGCTTAGTTATATTTCCTAACGGTATTACATTGTCATTCATTTTATATTTCCTATTAAGTTATGCTAAACTATTATCTCAAACCTCTCCTCCCACTTGGTGAGTATGATTAAGCCTCTTTATTGAGGCTTTGTTATTTTAAAGAGCCTTTCTCTATATTTAGTGTATTTGAGCCATAATTAGCTCCAGATGGTGCCATACAGTTTCTTGCTCCATCGCACCCGCAATCAGGAAAGCAGCAATTTTTAAAATCCGCTTCCGTGTTTCCATAATCATCAACCTCTTCATCATCGCCAAGTAATTCATCGAATAGTACATTAAGCCTGTCTTTTGTTTCTTGTGTGATTTCTGTCATTTCTATTCTCCTGTTAACCCCTGGTGTGCGCTATAAATCAATTTTTATTCCAGTCTCATAAAGATGAAGGCAAAAAAGACCGTTCTCCCATGTATCGTGCCCTAAATCCTTATGAATGAATTGATAATTTTCGTACTTCCAAGCCCTTCCGTATCTATCTTTTAGCTCAAAACCTTCATGGTCTATTAAGTCATTTATAAATTCTTTCACGCTTTTGTATTTCTTGAATGCACTCATCGTTATACCCTCTATAGGTGGTTATTAATTTTAATCACTATGACTAACAGTTGGGCCCATGTGATAGCAGCTATAGCCAGAACCTAAGTTATTTAGTTCATTTCCATGTTGCTTTACATCCCCATCGTTTAGCTTTTCCCCGCATTCCGAGCATATAGGCCGGTCTTTGCTGTCTTTTTCAAGCTTAAAGTTACGGTGCCCACACTTGCTGCATATCTTCATTGTTATTCCTCCACATATTCTATATGTACATCTTGCCATTCTGACCAGATAGGGGGCTGAAGCTCGTTAGCTACTTCAAGCATGTTTTGCACTACTCTTGTTTGCAGAACTGGCTCGCCCTTTATCTTTTCAATCATGCCGTCATGGTGCTGTATCGTTTTTCTTGGCGTTAACCATCTCATTTCTATCATTGTTATTCCTTCCCTTTTATAGGTGGTTAAACAGCGCAGTAATTGCCTTCACCGCGTTCATTTAGTATTTCATGTACCATTTCATCACTAATGTAATATGTGTCGCTGTCGCTGCTGTATGTGAAGCTATCGACCTCATTTTCACCCATATCATCCCAAATAACCTTAAGCTCATATGTAGACAATCCTCTAGCAAATTCCATATCTGTTTTAGGCTGGCTTTGCTTGAATTTAATTACATCACCCATCATCATTCTTCCATCAAAGAATCAATTTCATTATCGAGATCAGATCCGTTCAAAACTAAATTATCCGGCGTTTTTCCGGCAAATAATCCTCCATTAAAAATAGAATTAATATCAGCATCACGCAAATAACGATAGCGCCTTGCATCTGCTTCTAGTTCGGTCTCCTTTGGTTTATTAATTAATCCAAGCTCTTCCAGTCTTGCACAAACAGCATCTTCACCAGCGCGTACTTTTGAGGCTTTAATCGTATTTATTAAATCATTCATTGTTATTCCTTCTCTTCTATTGTGGTTGCGGCCTGCGATCTTTGCTCATCATTAAGGCCGATTGAGTTCATTAGATAGTCGTCAAACTTAATCATTAAGCCGTTCATCGCTTCCAGGTGCTTTGCTTCCAGTTCTTCAATCTTAACCCATGCTTCATTTCTGTCATTAATTAGACCCTGAACTTTTTCATTGTGCTCATCCTTGCCTATGCTGGTGTCGGCTAATATGTATTTAGGCTCTCCCTGTGGCTCTTCCTGCCAGTATCCGCCGATTTCATTTCCATCCAGATCACGCGCCATTCCTGCATAAACTACTTCTGGCATATCTGTTTTATTAGTCATATCTATTTGCTCATTGGTGGCTTAATAATGCCACGGATTACTCTTGCATCTATAGCGTAGGCCATACGATCAAACCCATTAAGCCCGAGTGAATCCATTTGCCTAACTATCTCAGCATCAAACTCTTGATCCTCCTTATAGATGGCTTTTTCTTCTTCGCTTGCTGGATCGCAATCATCATCTATAAGCTCGTATGTGACCTTGTATTTAGCTATTTTGTATTTAGCCTTGTCCTTATACACGTCGTGGCAATTCGACGACCTAGCCTCTTCAATTGAAGAAAATTCATACACATCATGGTAACTTCTACTGTAGACGCCTTCAGTCTCACCAGCTTTATTAATTATTTTGTATACTTCACTCATTTTTTGTTGCCTCTATGTTGTTAGCTATAAAATCAAGCTTCTTGCGGCTTTTTTGCAGCGTATAACCGCGTTTAGCCATGAACCATAAAAACCAATCTACTGTATAGATATGACCATCAACCCAGCTCGGCGGGGTGAATCCGTTGCTATCCTGTGACGCGTCATAAAGCGAGTGCATCTCCTTAAATATAGCCTTTTGATCGTGAAAATCTCGCATGTGTTCTGGTAAATACTCCATGCTTTTAAGCCATTTAGTTAACTCATCCATAATCATTCCCCTTTAATCATCAGGCCGTAAGGCTCTTTTACTAACTTTACCGCGTGTTTGTCGCTGAATCTCTTTAGCGAATGCTGGGCCAGCTTGGATATGCCCATTAAATATATTTGATAAGCGAGCAACACTAGTTTTTAGTTTTACCGCGAGTGCCTTTTTCTTTTCTGGTACAAGGCTCGACCAATATTCATTAGGTTTCATGTCTCTATTATGCACGTTACTATATTATAGTCAATATATTAATTATATTAGATTAATACAAATATTGTGTTGACAGTGATTTCAAATGAGCATAGTATTTACCCATAGCCAACAGAAAGAAGATATAAGGCTATACCGATTAACCAGCATTTAGAGAGGTGGCGCAAAATGGACTAACCTAACTTTATATATATTGAAAACCATAAGAGAGAATCCAGCTGGCTAAGAATATTTCTGGCTGGATTCATTAAATAACAAAGGGGTTACACAATGCCAATATACGACACAACAATAGGCGAAGATTTACCGGTCGAAATTGAGTACGAGGAAACCGGTCGATACTTAGCACCAACAAAGACCAGCCCGAGTGAGTGGCCCGAGATTAAATTTATTTATATAACTGTCAATGGATGCAACATTCTAAAATCATTAAGTGATCGAACGCTTTCTGATTTACGTGTTGAAATCCAGGACGAGATTAACAAGGGGTAATGACAATGAAGTCTGATTTAGAGCTGTATAACGACTTTGCAATTAAATCGCTCATAGCGTACTGGAAAAGAGGCGGGGAGCGATTGGGTGATTACCTTCACTGTGCTGTGATGTGGAATAAAGGCGCGGCGGGTACAAATGACTTATTTTTCTTACAGCAGATAGTCGCTATTAAAAAAACATTGGGAAATTGATATGAATCAAGAAAGACTTAATTACATAATCCCCATTCTACAGGCTATGGCCGATGGCAAAACTATTCTTGGCAGAAGCGGAGAAGGGTATGCGTTTATTGATATTGATGAAGATAAGTTTTTTATGAGTTCTGATATTGTTATTTTTTGGGAATTGAAAATAAAGCCAGAGCCTGAAGTTCTCTATGTTAATAAGTGGAATGAAGAAGCAAATCAGAAAAACTGTCATTCAAGCGAATCCAACGCCATTGCCGCAGCAAAAAATTCAGGGCATAAATATATCTACATAGCCAAGAAATTCACTGAGGGGGAATGAATATGACAATAATTAAAAGAAAGTTAATCCAGGGCACGCCCGAATGGAAAAATGCGCGGGTAGGCTGTATCACAATGAGTAATGCAAAGGCGTTACTTACAGATGGAAACGGCACTACCCGTAAAAACTATTTGCTCGATGTGGCTAGTGAGGTCGCCTCTGGCGTATTGATTAGTAATATTAAATCAATTGATATAGACCGTGGAAATTTACTGGAAAGTTATGCCAGGCAGGCTTACGAGGAAATTACAGGGGAAATAGTGGAAGAGGTCGGAATAGGTTATTTAGATAAGCTTATGCGAATCGCGGCCAGCCCAGACGGCTTGATTAAGAAGGGCGGTATCGAGATAAAGTGCCCTAATCCTAAAGCTCATATGAGAACGATTTGCGCCGGTGAAGCGCCAAAAGAATATATTCCTCAAATGCAGGGCTGCATGTGGGTGTTTGATGTTGAACAATGGGATTATGTTTCATTCTGTCCACAATTTAGCAGTAAGCCAATAAAGATTATTACTCAGTATCGAGATGAGGAAATGATTAAAAAAATTAAAGACTCGGCACTAAAAGGCGTTGATGAAATTGACGAGTTTTTAGCGCTAGCAAATGAAAATCATAGTGATGCAGTTTATGAGATTTGCAACCAGGCAATCTTTGCACTTGATGAACTGTATGACATAGAACCGGAGATTATCTAATGGATGATATTTCAGAAACACTCGCAGCAAAGAGCGACCAATTAAATGCGGCTGATTTAGTAGGCGGTGGGATCAACGTAACGATTCAAGCGGTTAAGGTTAACAAAGGCTCAGATCAGCCCGTTAGTATTGATATAGGTCAAGGAATGCAGCCATATAAGCCATGTAAGACCATGAGGCGGTTATTAGCTGCAATCTGGGGCACTTCAAGCGTAAATTGGGTTGGTCACAGCATGACGCTCTATTGTGATATGGACGTAATGTGGGCGGGGCAGAAAGCAGGTGGTATAAGAATCTCACACGTTACCGGTATTTCAGCAAATCGTGATATTCCGCTAAGGTCATCTAAGCATAAAGTGACCACGTATACTATTTCCCCGCTGGTGATTAAGTTGCCAGAATATACCGATGAAAGCATCGAGTCGCATTCGGATGAATGGTCGGAATTATTCAGTAATGGCGCGTCAACACCGGATAAATTAATTACTTCTATTAGTAAAAAATTTACTATGAGCGAGGCGCAGAAAATAACAATTAATAACTTAAATAATGCTAATCAAAATGAATAGAAAAAACGGCAACCGATACACAGCACAAGGAAAGTGCGCCACTGACAAAATGTATGAATTTATAACCAGATGGCCGCGCTGCTTCTCTTCTGTGCAAATATCTATGTTTTGTGGAGTAAGTATTAACAGAGCATCAGATTTTTTAAGGTGTATGTATAAGAAAAGTAAAATAGATAAGGTCGGCTTAATTGGTGATCGCCGCGAAATTTACTACAAACTTAGATTTTAACCGAGTCATAGCAAGACCCCTATTCCATCTCCTTATGGGGAGGGCTTTTAAGAGGATAGATTATGTGCAATAAGGTTGGCTATGAAACAAAGCAAGAAGCCAAAAAGGATGCTGAATTTATTACAAAGTCATCCAGAACACAGAAGCAGAAAATTAGTAAGCCAAAGCATGGTAAGAAAATGCGGCCATATAAATGCAAATATTGCGGATTGTGGCACTTAACAACGCAAAAACAGTTTAAGTGGAGTAAATCCAAATCGGGGTGAATATTATGTTGATACAAAAAGAAAACGAAGAAAGAATAAATTATCTGTCCAGAGTTCTTTACAAGTTTATGGATAACACCGTTGCAGGCGAGGAAGTAATTGAATATGACGGTACAGAGTGTGACGGGTTTTGTTTAGCTCAAGATATTGTAAATGAACTAGATATTGATATAGAACAATTCGAGGACTGATTATGGAATACAAAGACACACCAACCAGCATGACCGAGCCAGATAAGCCAGTGACCCGCCATAGACCCAAGGGCAGGGGGATTAATCCGGCAATGGATTTTATCGAGAATGACAGTGAGGAATTTGGTCAGGCACTGGCAGGGGGTAGAGCTTACCGTTCATCTGTTAATGTGAAATAATTACACGCTTTAGTTATTAATGAGGTATAATTATTACAAGTTAAACGAAACCAGATAGTAAATAAAGGGGAATGACATGTCAGATGATGCAAAAACACTACTTTACTGGATGCAAGGTGCAAACGCTTTAGGCGCTACGGGTGATCAGCCTTATTGCAAATCATGTGCTAGAAAATGGGCTTCGTACATATTGGCTAACAATTAATCACTTTCTAAGCATCTTATTTAGGGTGCTTACATGGTGACTAAGGAATAAATATGACTCCAAGCGAACAATGCAAAGCTGCCGGATTAACCAAGGGTGTAGCTGAATTATCAAGGCTGATACACGTTAGCCGCCGCACGTTAAATAATTGGTATAAATACAACCCGGACCGTTTTAACGCTGCATTAGAGAATGCGGCACTGATGAAGAAATCCAAGGAAGAATAGCTTACCCGTTCAGGGCATTCAAATTTAGCGAATAACGACTAAGATTAAAGAACATTAAAGAGGTAGAAAACCATGAGTAACCAAGAAGAAAAGAAAATCGAAGCATTAGCAAAGCTAAATCGTGATGAAACAATTAAATTGATTAAGCCTGAACTACGAAAAAGCTTGTATGAGGGCACTAATTTAAAGGTGGATAAATGAACCTTCAAAAGCAAAATAACTGGCGCAACAAGAAATATACAGACTGGGTTAAAACTCAGTGCAGCATTATATCGGGTATGCCAGCAGATGATCCGCACCACATTATGGGACATGGATTAACAGGCGGCACTAAAGCGCCTGACTGGGCCGTTATTCCGCTTACACGACAAGAGCATACAGACTTTCATAATACATCTATGGAGACATGGGAGGCTATGTATGGATCACAGGTAGATTTATTAATGCAGTTCTGGCGTGATAACTGGGACGAAATACAAGGGTTTTTCAGTAAATGAGTAAGCACAGGAGGGCCGCTAAGGTAGATGCTAATCAGGGCGACATTGTGAAGGCTCTCAGGGCGATATCAGGCGTTACAGTACAGTTAAGCATGGATGATATTTTAATCGGTTACAAGGACGTTAATTACTGGATTGAGATTAAGGAGCCAGATAGCGTAAGCCCGGTAACTGGCGAGGTTAGGCCCAGTGCAATTAAGCCCAGCCAGCATAAGCTAGTAGCAGAGTGGGAAGGGCAATATGATATTTGCCATGATATAGATCAAATATTATTAATTATTGGAGTAACTAATGTGTGAATACTGCAACAACACCCGGTCAATTAATAACCTGCCATGCCCTCACTGTGTAGGTGATCTGAAATCTGATGAATTTAAGATCGAGCTATGCGAGGTCAACAGATATGATGTTGAATTTAAAAACACGCTTAGAAACATGTTTAACCCTAATGAGGCGATGAAATGAGTGAATTAGTCAATGAATATATAGAGGCTTCGCTAAGAGCTGAAGAGCTTAGAGAAATAGCTAGATACATTGAAGATCTGGCGGAGGAGAAAGCGGGTTCTGCTTGCCTTCCTAGGAACTTAATGCCTGCTACTGCAAAAGACATAATCGAAGGTACTATTATTTGGTATCCAGAATGGGAAGAAGATGAAGGAAGATGCTGGAATGTAGTTGGTGAGGTTTTGAATCCGTCAGATAGTTTCAAAGCATACTACGCGCACGAAGGGTGCAGGTACGGACTGGAAGGCGCATTTGTTGAGCCAAACAAATGAATAAACTAATCTACGGCCTACTACTGGCTATCTGTTTATTTGCTTGCGGTGCTGAGGCTTGTGATATGTCAATAGATGAGATTGCAGGTGAACCTGTTGAAATAAGGATTAGTTATGCAAATTAACAAAGTGGAGAAAATTATGAATATAGATAGCGCAATACAAAAAATACGATCAGTAAAAACTATGCCTGAACTAGATGAATTACGCGGATTAACGGTTGAGGCTATGACTTCCGGAGGGAAAGAGGTATTTGATAAAGTGCAGAAAGAGTTTAGAAAATCAAAAAACAGATTAAAGCGAATACCGCTAAAAGACAGAACTTGGTAGAAATTAACATCAATCACATAATAGGGGATAGGTAATGGCGAACTTTAGGGTTTTGATGGCAAGAAATGGCTGTCGCGGCTTATGGTTATCGAAAGCAGCGATTAAGCAAAATTATATAAATCTTTCCAAAATGATTGGATATTTTAGCGCTTTGAAATAACAAAATAATAAGACGTTATCGGACTATATGCTGATATTTTAATGAAAACTACCTAACTCGGAAGGTGAATATGAATGATGAACAGTTAAAAACAAAAGAAGAATATGAATATCGTAAAAATTACATTTACGCACAAAAAGACTTAGACGATGCCAGAGAAGAAGAATATTTACTAGGCTTAAAACACGGAACCGAGATAAGAAATTATGAATCATGGCTAAGCACTGAGGTTGCACGCGCACTTATAATTTGTATTCTGATTGTTCTCATCGTTATTATGGTTAAATTATATACCTAAAGAGAAAATTATGATTGTTGAAAACCGAGCTATTAATATAATTAATTCATATCCTAAAGATCATGGATTTACTCGCAGGGGATTAGCAAAAGAGGTTGGATGCCATCCTAAATCAATCACGTCTCTGATGTCTGATTTAAGAGCATCCGGCCATATATCAGCTTATACGTCTAACCAGGAATACACTTATAACCGTGTTACTGATGAAATCCCGCATATTAAACGCACGTTGAAGGCAAAGCGTAAGCCGATCAAACATAAGCCGTTCACAGATGTGATGAGTATTTTTAATTCAATGCCAAAACCGTATTAATATATGCTATGCTAACATCTGGTAAATTAGTTTCTATCATTTCTAATTTATTCAGAACTTCCCGTTAATCTCCCAGGTTAGCGGGTTTTTTATGCCTTTCATGATTTATTGGTTTGCTCAATTAAGATTTCAAGCATCCCTTCTATTTTAGATACAGAGGTTTTGGTCTCAACCACGGAATCTCTTGTGATCTTGTGTTCATCTTTAAACATATCAGTGATTGACTCTGTTTTTCTGTCGAGCTTTTCACTTAGATAATTATTGCCAGCCCTGAACTCTGCTAAAGCGTCCTTAATGTCGTCTTTTGTCGCATAATGAGCTTCGATGACGTCCACTCTTTCCTCAAGTCTTTTAAATTTTGCCCCTGATCTTCTAATTAACAAAGCAGATAAAAAGGCAAAAATGGCACCAACCCATTGCCACACTATGCTATCGGGTAGATTCATTCTTTTTACCGCCTTTAAAGCTTTATTGATATAAGTCATAAGGCAAGTGCCCTTATCTTAGTTTAGTACACTTTTAACATTTTGCTATCACCCGTATGAGTTAATAGTAAATCACGGCAACATCATGGCGATAATCGTTTTCGTTTGTCCAGTGTAGATAAGAGTCGTAAATACGCAACCGGTCAGCCAGTGTGCCGGTTATGCTGTATTGTCGATACCAATTTTTAAAGCCTATATATTGCATTTTTAGGCTATTTCCAGCTCTTGCCGCCACAATTGAATTCTGGTCAATACCTCACCAGCCACCCTTCTGGCACCTTCTATTGATAAATGAAGCCCGTCTGCTGAATAATTAGGTGTCGTTCCTAATCCATCCGATAGTTTATCAGGATCAGTAGAATCAGCTAATTGTGAGTACAGCGGGATAAATATATAACCTTTTGCTAGCGCATACTCTTTTATGCGGCGATTTAATCCCCAGGTTTGAATTTGATCTCCATTGGTCTCACTGAATCCGGCGTTTGCGTTCCAAGGGGTGATTTCAGTTAGCGCAGGCGTTTTGCCAGATGCCACAATCTTGTCGCAAATAACTACAATGTTTTCCATTGCGCTATCTATGGTTAAATTATCCGCAGTGCCTACTGAAATATCATTGACACCGGTATTGCACAAGACAACCACATCTGGTGCCAACTGATTGGGCTGATAATCAGACTGTTGCTCATCTCCACCCGTTGAGAAAGTGCGCCGTAAAAGCGTACCCGCAAGCGCCTTATCTATATCATTGCTGAATGTGCCAAAAACGGTAGGGCCAATTATGTCGCTAGTCTTCCATCCACCGCTAGCGTGAGTGTAAGATGCGCCATTAATTCCCATCGCCAGTGATAAGGCTTCGCCAATATCGTTATTTCCATCTGAGCGAGAATCACCAAAAATTAATATGGCGCTTCCTTTG